ATGCATCAAGAATTTCTTTATTTTTCTTTTTACTTTCAAATGAAATGACATTATCTTGATTAAATGTTGTTAATTCAATGCAGATAGAATCAACCTGATCATTGGCGGCGATGCTCGATTCTATTTCATTAAATGCTATTACATTCATTTATCTTATCCAAACATAATAAAAAACCATATGGCCTTTAGTGTACAACAAAACCATACTCTTTCCCCTCATTTTAGAGGGGGAAGTGTGGTCCACATCATGTTTTTTCCCACCCATGAAAATGTTCACCTAGGCTGGTGAGGCATTTTATGTACATCAACTCTTTGAGTTGAATCATTATTTTAGTATTTTTTCTATCATTGTGTAAATGTCTTCGTTTCAATACATCATGCTTGGGGAGCGGTCCCCGTTTCCTGATAATTAATGCTTGTGGATAGCAACGTCCGTGCCTGTATCGCTCAGACAGACGCTTACCGTGCCATAGACGTGTCTGTTCACATACGTCATTCAATAACTCCTGCAAACCTGTAAATCTTGCGTGAAGCCCATTTATTTGGGCATGATTTAATATCAGGATCTGGAAAATCAGGCCTGTACTTCTGGCCAGTTCTCCGGTTTACGCTGTTCCAGCGAAGAACTGTCGATACTGAAACGCCACAGAAGTCGGCGACTTGTTTAGTTGTCATTAAGTTGTTCATTACTTCACCTCCTGCGGCGGTTCCGGTAGCGGCATCCAGTGGGTTACTTTCGATGCCGGTTCTTCTCCATTGTCAGTAACTGCCCACCATTTGTTTCTCGAACAATCATAATACCCTTCGAAGGTATCGCACTCAGTCCAGCCGTAAGACTTACCCCAACACCAAACATACTGTTTATCGTTCGGCATTCGCTCACTACAGCTTATCCAACCATCCGGAGTTACCGGAGAGTTGCCCGACAGCTTGTTCAACTTGTAAGTCTGGCTTACAGGTTTGGCACCATGAAGCATGGTGGCGCGGCAGGTGTTCCAGCCTTCATCAAAACCGACTATGCCATTATTTAAAGACGGACGAGCATCTGGCACCACCAGTACTGGCTTGGCTATATATAGCGGCTGAACATACCAGCCCTTTGATAACCAACTGTCAGCAATGTTTTTGCTCCTGGTTATTGCCGGAATACCTAAGCCATTGTCTGAATGCAGCCATGCCACCGGCTCCTCTTCCAGCGATGCCAGAGCAATTTCATAAGCACGGCGCTCAATATCGTCTCGAACCTCTAGGCTGCTGATTCGTTCTTTGATTTCTTTAATCAGTTCTTTATTGGTAAATGTGGTCATTATGCTCCAGCCTCCGGCGCTTTGGGTATTACTGCCCAGTGAGTGATATTGAAGTTTTCAAGGTCCCCGACCTGAAATGTCCACTGCCATTCTCCGGTTTCTTTTTGTCCCCAGGTGTACCAGAGAGAACGCCAGCCAATCAGCCAGCCTTCTCCGTTAGCATCAAATAACAGAACACTTTCATTTGCTGGTGGCAGTTCAGCTGACACTGGTATTATTTTGTTTTCCAGTGCCGCACATTTAGCTTCAAGCGCGTCGAATTTACGTACCAGGTACTCAGCATTTGTTTCGTTCACTTTCAGATCTCGCGGTACACATTTCCCGCGAAGAAACCCTTCCATTTAGAAAACATTCATGCGCATTTGCGTAACTCCGATAATTCGTTAAAGCGTTCCATAAACATCCCGTAGGCATGGCCTGGAGCCAGTGGAATCACGTTGATCATCTCTGTTGCCGGGATACCTTCCAGCACAGGCCAGAAAGAGCCATCATCAAGCCCGAGATCGCGGCGTTCGGTTGCCAGCATGATGAGATCGGCATATTTCACGGGTGTACTCATAACCGGGGGTAACCCGTATTTCTCACGGATTACGGCGTCTATTTTTTCTTCCATCCGTTTATAGTCAGGAAGAAGGCGTTTCAGTGGAGCCGGGATGTCCTGGCAATACGCTTCTGTTGCATCATGCATTAAGGCTTCAAAAGCAAATTCCTGCGGCACCAGCTGGCTGCAAAGAACCGCATGTTGGGCGACGCTGTAGAAGTGCGAAAGATGACCGGCAAAGCGACAGATATTTGAAAGGGAAACCGCGATATCGTTAATATTGATGTCGTCTTTATTTATCTTGTCATAATAAAAATGCTTCCCGGAAAAAGTTTTAATAAATGACATTTTGTTCTCCACGTATATGCGCTGCACCGCGCTGAATTCTGGTAAAAAGAATCCCTCACCATCCGGCGATTATTGAGTAAATTACGTTTCCATAAATGCCCCCGCAGGGGCATTTGCAGTAATGAAATCAGGCGGTGAAAGTACCAATAAAGGTTTCTACTTTGCTGTCTTTGAATTTCTCAACAAGCAGATCACGAAATTCGTTAGCCATTTCTTCCTGCACCGCTTCCAGCTGAATAATGCGCAGAACCAGTACAGGACGATCGCCAGTGATAATGCTGAGGCGTAATTTAAATGGACGTTCTTTCAGGCCTTCAAACGGAACGCATTTAAATTCAAATGCCACTGGCATAATGTCTTTGGTCTTCGCTTCGACAGACTCCATCAGGGAGCGTTTGCCGCTGAAGTCATTATCTTCAAAATCAGCGGTCTGGTTTGCTTCAATCGTGATTTTACGGACCGCCGCAGCCGCTTTTGTTGCCTGAATGGTGTCACCATTAGCATCAAAGCCCACAAGGTAGTCGGCCCAGTCTTCAATCCATTCTGCCAGTGATTTCTGGGAGTTACGCTCGCCATTAACAGACAACAGAGCAGAGAACGGTGCTGTCTTTTTCAGTTTGAGAGTGGCGGTGTTATCTGCGTGACCTGGTTCATCAATAGTGCCCAGGTTAAGCACACTGACGGCTCGCATATTATCGGCATCGATAAAGCAGCGGGTGCCTTCATCTGCAAGATCTTTAGAATAACGGGTAAAGTCATCGATGCTGGCAGTGGAAAGCGCGCCACGGAAACGGAAGCGATTTAAATTAAATTTTTCCAGATCATGAATGCGGAAATTCTCAGGTAATGCCACAGCATCGGCACCAATCTTACTGATAATTTCATTAACACCCTGAGAAGAAATAAGGGCATGGATTTGATTAATTGCGGTTGCGTCTAAGTTCTGAGACATAATAAGTCCTCACTATATAAAGATATTCAGTGATGAGATAAATAATCAGTTAATTAAGAACGATATTAATGACCTGCTGCGCGGAGTTTTCCGTCAGGTTCACCGGCAAGAGTCAGTAATTGTCCCTGGTCTTCCTGCAGAATAGTCAGGCGACCACCGCGATTGACATACATCGGCGTTTCGGTGGTGTCTTCTTCGGAAATTTTCCCGCGGTTAGTCGGGCGGACATATGAGAGTTTATGTTTGATTTTCACACGGCTCTCATCAAACGGTTCGATTTCCAGGTTGAGTGAGACCTTACCTTTGGTTTTCGTGTTCATCACACCGGAAGCGACTTCACTGAGAACTGCGCCGATTTTGGTTTCAAATACGCCGCCGTCCAGCTCCCCGATAAATGCCTGTACATCAGTACTGCGTTCGCTAGCCATTTTGCTGCTCCTCATCATATCGACCCTGCAAGGTCGGTTGGTTTCTCCACAAAACAGAGAAGAACACCTGCGGTGGCAGCCGCCCGGATGGATTGGGTTATGAGCCCGTCGTCCGGTGATGCTCTTCTCTGTTTTGTAAAAAGAGCGGTACCAGCCGGAAGCAAGTGTACAAACTGGTACCGCCAAAGCAGTGGCTGTTGTGGTGGGGTTGTCACTCAGGCGTATGGTCAACCTGACAATCCGGTGTCCTCAACGGGGAAAGAGTAACCCCGCCATACTTACCGCCGCGCCATTTCGCGGATTACCACAACGCTGAGAGCACTTAGCCAGTTACGGCACCACACTTTGTCGCGGTTCCATAAATGCCCTCATCGTTGCACCCTGGTCTCTTCCCAGGCGTCAAACCGAATCGCCACGCTGGTTAGGCGTCTTATCAGCATCATCATTGACTTGCACATTCCGGCTACCTGGTTTGTTTGCTCGAGCAAGGAGTGGATTGTCCCCTTTAACGTCACCAGACCGCTAACGACGCATGTGCCATACGCCGTGTTACAACCAAATTTTGTTTTAATCTTGCCTGTGTTATGTTTCTTTTAGATACATTATGTATCTCATGGGTACATTGTCAAGCATAAAAAAACCTGCCGAAGCAGGTTCATAAATATTGATTAGGCCTTTATTGTGTATCTTCTTGGTTTTCCCGAGAAAATCACTGTACCAATTATAGAGCAATTACCGTTAATCTTAATGTAAGGCTCAGGCCAGTTTGGGTTTAATGCTTTGAGATAACGCTGTGTTCCATCTTCTATCAACCGCTTGAAGGTGGTTTCGCCTGAATCGTGCATCAATGCAATAACGTCGTCACCGTGGCAGGCAGGGACTTCAGGATCTACAAAAATCATGTCTCCCGGGCGGTACTCATCAATCATTGAATCACCAATCACCCGCAAGATATAAGTCATTTCGCCACAGGGTACAGGGCAGGGATAAGTTTCTGCTGTGCTCAAATCAACCTCAGAATAGCCAACTTCTTTCCATGCTCCGGCCTGTACCCATGATATGACAGGGACTAACGTTATTTGTTTGTTAGTAATTGAAACATCAGGTTTTTTTGTGATGTTTGTTGTCTGGTGTTCTTGATCAAGCCATCCGACAGGCAGGTCGAAACATTTTTCGATGTGCCGTGCCATGCTGTCACCGATATTTTTAGTAGCACCATCTCCCATAAACCTGCTGGTCTGGGTTGGCTCGCGATCAATCATGGTGGCAAAGGAAGAATTCCCGCCAACACCATCTCTCAGTTTTCTGGCGTTAGACCGCCGGATGTCATGGACTGTTTTCATAAAGAAATTAAAACCTTTGTACCGATAAGGTACAAGTATCTTGAAGGTTCATCTCAATCATGTAATATGTATACCGGAGGTACATATTGTATGAAAGCGTATTGGGACTCTTTAACCAAAGAACAGCAGGGTGAGTTGGCCGGAAAAGTTGGCTCAACACCAGGCTACTTACGGCTGGTTTTCAATGGTTATAAAAAAGCCAGTTTTGTGCTGGCTAAAAAACTTGAGCAATGCACGTCAGGTGCAATTACGAAATCTGACTTAAGACCGGATATCTATCCGAAAGATTAACAGAACACCTTCAATTTTTAACCACAGAACGATGAGGCTAACCGTGGGTAAGCATCACTGGAAAGTAGAAAAACAGCCTGAGTGGTACGTGAAAGCTGTCAGAAAAACTATCGCGGCGTTGCCGGGGGGTTACGCTGAAGCTGCTGAGTGGCTGGATGTAACAGAGAACGCTTTATTCAACCGCCTTCGTGCAGATGGCGATCAGATTTTCCCGCTGGGATGGGCAATGATTTTACAGCGCGCGGCTGGCACTCACTACATTGCGGATGCTGTCGCACAGTCTGCTGGTGGGGTGTTTGTATCGCTTCCTGAAATTGAGGAAGTAGAGAACGCCGATATAAACCAGCGCCTGCTGGAAGTCATCGAACAGATCGGGAGTTACTCAAAGCAGATTCGTTCGGCAATCGAAGATGGGGTAGTGGAGCCACACGAGCAGACAGCAATTAATGATGAGTTGTATCTGTCAATTTCGAAGCTCCAGGAGCATGCAGCACTGGTCTACAAAATCTTTTGCGCTCCAGAAAAGAGTGACGCCCGCGAGTGTGCAGCTCCGGGCGTCGTGGCGTTTTGTGTCTGTGGAGAAACTAACGCATGAACAGTTTAACGGCAAATAACCGTTTGTCGCAACAGCTGGTGGTCAGCGTCGCTGAACACCTGTTGTTACGGCATGAATGCAGATTACCAAATCTCCTGGCTGTAAGTAACCACAGAGAACTTTACCTGACTGTGGGGGGCGAGTTGTGCAGGAACTTAACCGCTGGTTTCGTGACGGAAGAGGACTTTATGTTCATGTTATTCGTTGGGAGCCAGAAACACAGCGCGTTATCTATCTTCGCAAAGACTACCCGCATGAGTGCTTTAGCCCTTTGTGGAAATTCAGGCGTGATTTTGTTGAGTGTGAAGGACCACCAGCACATTGATTCTGCCATTCCGGGACGTTACACTGTTCAGGCACCTTATAAAGCGGGTGTCGGGATTGGCGTCCTGGAATTGCATACGGCGACAATTGGCGCGTTAGCGTCTTTTTTGTTGCTACAACTCAGCTATACCCAAATTATGGTGGGCTGGGTGGGGGCACCGAAAGGTGCGCCGGTTTCCGTATGCGCCGGTTACGCCAACCCTGCTCAGTTCACCACCAGCGAAATTGGCGTTTCCGGTGGTGGAAGTTATCCATTGCATACGGAGGCTGCCATCATGGCTACTGTCCCAGCCCTCTCTCGTCTGAATGATGAAGACTTACATAAACTCAGTTATGTAACAACTGCACTACGTGCTCTGCGCAAGGTAACTCTTTCGGATCCGCAGGCGCATCAGGTTTTGGTAGAAACCCTTCTTAACTTGCAGGCTGAACGTATTCGTCTGGCGGATAAGGCTAATTTTCATATTCACCGTCTCCTGAATATCAGCGGAGGGCATCGTCATGCTTAATCCGTTGATCCTCAATATTTGCCGTTTGCTTCAGCGTAAAAAAACATCAATTCCTACAGTTGGGCAGTGGTACACCACACCTGCAGGGCATGTTCTACGTGTTAGCCTGGTTGACCGTGAATGCCAGAAGGTGATTTGTGAACCGCTGGGCCGTAATTACCGCGTCAGTATGCCGCTTATAGCCTTTCGCTCCGGAAAAAACATGAAGCATCTCGGAGGTGCAGCATGAGTATGGAGCTGATGGTTAAAGCGATGAAAATTCGAGTGGGTAATCCATTGCGAAAACTGGTTCTGATCAAGCTGGCTGATAATGCCAGCGATCAGGGTGAGTGCTGGCCCAGCTACCAGCATATTGCTGACCAGTGTGAGATTAGCAAACGTTCTGTGATGAATCATATTGCGGCCCTTTGTGAGTCCGGGCTGGTAAAAAAAGTCACCCGGAAAGGTGAAAAAGGTAACTCAAGTAATATCTATCTCCTTCATCTGGATGGTGCAGGAGATTCACTAGGGGGTAGTGCAAATAATTCACTATCTGGTGCAGCAAATTCACTAGGTAGTGCAGGAGTTGCACCAGGGGGTAGTGCAGGAGATTCACCCAGAACCAGTCACTCTTTTGAACCAGTCAAAGAACCAGTCAAAGAACCAGTCAATGAACCAGTCAATGAACCAATAGCTGTTGGTGCATCAGTTGATGAGTCCGTGCGAGTTCGTTCAAACCGACCGGAATACTCTCCGGAGTTTGAGCAGGCATGGCTGGCATATCCCAAACGTGCTGGTGGCAATTCAAAATCTGCAGCCTTCAAAGCCTGGAAAGCCCGTTTGAATGAGGGGGTAAACCCCGAAACCATGCTGGAAGGTGTGAAACGCTACGCGGGCTGGGTATCTGCGATGGGTAACAGCGGCACACAATTTGTGAAACAGGCTGTCACGTTCTTTGGTCCGGATCGTCATTTCGAAGAATCCTGGGAAGTTCCTGCGGTATCTGCAGCTAGACGTGAGGACCCGTACTTCAAAGCCAGTTACGACAACGTGGACTACAGCCAGATCCCGGCAGGATTCAGGGGGTGATCATGAGTCTTTTGAATGAAGTTCAGAAATTCATTGAAGCCCATCCGGGGTGTACTTCCGGAGACATTGCGGATGCTTTTGCAGGTTACTCACGGCAGCGCGTTCTGCAGTCAGCAAGCAAGTTACGTCAGAGTGGGCGTGTGGCTCACCGTTGTGAAGGAGATACACGCAGACATTTCCCACGCCTGACTGAGAGAGCGCAGGAGCCGGAACCACAACCAGTTCGTGAAACCAGACCTGTGCGCAATTTCTATGTCGGCACTAACGATCCCCGGGTGATTTTGTGCCTGACCCGCCAGGCGGAAGAACTGGAGTCCAGGGGCTTATACCGTCGTGCTGCAACGGTGTGGATGGCGGCATTCCGTGAAAGCTACTCCCAGCCAGAACGAAACAATTTTCTGGCGCGTCGTGAACGGTGTTTACGGAAAAGCAGTAAGCGGGCTGCATCAGGTGAAGAGTGGTATCTGTCAGGGAATTACGTGGGGGCTTAATGACGACGTTAACTCAATGCCAGCAGCAGGTGCTGGATATGCTGATTTCTTACCAGAAAGAACGTGGCTTCCCGCCAACCAATCAGGAGGTGGCAACCATGCTGGGATACCGTTCGGTGAATGCAGCGGTGGAGCATCTTCGCGCACTGGAGAAAAAAGGCGTCATCACGATAAAGCGTGGCGTGGCCCGGGGGATAACGCTTCATACCGCGGTGAAGGACGACGACAGCGAGGCTGTCGGGATTATCCGCTCACTGCTTGCCGGTGAGGAAAACGCAAGGCTGCGTGCAACCCACTGGCTACATGAGAGAGGCCTGAAAGTATGAAACTGATCCTGCCTTTCCCGCCCAGCGTGAATACGTACTGGCGACACCCTAACAAAGGGGCGTTTGCTGGTAAAAGCCTGATAAGCACGGCGGGGCGCAAATTCCAGAGCGCGGCGTGCGCAGCAATAGTTGAGCAGTTACGTCGTCTGCCGAAACCAACGTCGGCACCTGCTTCAGTGGAGATCGTGTTGTTTCCTCCGGATAACCGGATCCGCGATCTGGACAACTATAACAAGGCACTGTTTGACGCCCTGACCCACGCGGGTGTGTGGGAAGACGACAGTCAGGTGAAAAGAATGCTGGTGGAGTGGGGACCGGTTATCCCGGAAGGGAAGGTCGAGATCACTATCAGTAAGTACGAGAAAACGGCGGGTGCAGCCGCCTGATTAAGAGGAGAAACGAAGTATGAATAATCTGATGGTCATTGATGGTATTGAAGTTCGTCGTGATGCTTATGGACGTTATAGCCTGAACGATCTGCATCGCGCAGCAGTAGCATCTGGTGCAAATGCCAGAACCAAGGAGCCAGGAAAGTTTCTTTCCAGCCAACAAACTGTTGAGCTTGTTCATGAATTGACCAACACCCAGAATTTGGGTGTTGACCCGGTGAGTGTGATTCATGGGGGAAATGAACGGGGAACGTATGTCTGTAAGGAACTAGTGTATGCCTATGCAATGTGGATCAGCCCGTCATTCCATCTGAAGGTGATCCGTACTTTCGATATGGTAACCAGCGCACCGGAAAAATTATCCGGGCAGGCTGCTGACAAGATGCAGGCTGGAGTGATTCTGCTGGACTTTATGCGCAGGGAGTTAAACCTGTCTAACTCATCTGTGCTTGGGGCCTGTCAGAAACTCCAGGAGGCTGTTGGCTTACCGAATCTGGCACCGCGTTATGCCATTGATGCTCCTGCTGACGCGCCTGATGGCTCAAGCCGCCCCACGCTGTCACTGAGTGCACTGCTGAAGCAGTATGGTATCCGCCTGACGGCTAATCAGGCATATCACCAGATGGCGAAGCTGGGGATCGTCGAACAGCGCGAACGATACAGCCGTACAGCGATTAACAACATCAAAAAATTCTGGTCGCTGACAGCGAAAGGCTGCATGTTCGGCAAGAACATCACCAGTCCCGCAAATCCGCGCGAGACGCAGCCGCATTTCTTCGAATCCCGATTCCCTGAGCTGTTAAAGCTGCTCGATACCGTTCATTGAGGTGACCGTGAGAGCACTACTGACCCCTGAAATTGCCCCGCGTATGGGGATCGTATTGTTCAGGCCAGGTTCAGAGCTGATGCCCCTGTTTATGCAGGGGCGTGTCCTGCTGGAGCCTGAGCCGGAACGTTATTCATCTTTCGCCAGTGGTGCCGTTCCGGCGGCATCACAACCGCTGGCGGATGATCCTGCCATTCGGGCCGTGTTCCGCAATGAGGCAGTGATCCGTCGTGCTGGTGGCGTGGAATGTCTTGAAAGCTGGTTACTTCGTGAAAAAGGCTGCCAGTGGCCTCATTCCGACTGGCACAGCGAGAACATGACCACAATGCGACACGCGCCGGGCGCAATCCGTCTGTGCTGGCACTGCGATAACCAGCTGCGCGATCAGTTCACGGAACGGCTGGAATCAATGGCAACGGATAACTGTGCCCGCTGGGTGTTGTCTGTTGTGCGTCGGGATCTCGGTTTTGATGACAGTCACGTTGTGACAATGCCGGAACTGTGCTGGTGGCTGATTCGTAATGACCTGGCGGATGCCTTACCGGAAAGTGCAGCCCGTAAGGCACTGAGATTACCAAAGCCTGTTGTGCCGTCTGTCACCCGGGAAAGTGACCTTGTGCCTTCGGTTCCTGCCACCAGCATCATCCAGGATAAAGCGAAAAAGGTGCTGGCGCTGAAAGTGGATCCGGAGTCGCCGGAGTCTTTTATGTTACGCCCAAAACGTCGCCGCTGGGTTAATGAAAAGTACACGCGCTGGGTTAAGACACAGCCGTGTGCATGTTGTGGAAAGCCCGCTGATGATCCCCACCACCTGATAGGTCACGGTCAGGGTGGAATGGGAACAAAAGCGCATGACCTCTTTGTGTTGCCTTTGTGCAGAAAGCATCACGACGAGCTGCATGCGGATACCGTGGCATTTGAAGAGAAGTATGGCTCTCAGCTGGAGCTGATATTTCGTTTTATCGATCGTGCGCTGGCAATTGGCGTATTGGCGTAAGTGGAGAACGAGCATGAACCTTGAAGCCTTACCAAAATATTACTCCCCAAAATCTCCAAAATTGAGCGATGACGCACCGGCGACAGGCTCAGGTGGTTTAACGATTACGGATGTGATGGCTGCGCAGGGGATGGTGCAGTCGAAAGCACCGCTTGGGTTTGCCTTATTCCTGGCAAAAGTTGGTGTTCAGGATCCTCAATTTGCGATTGAAGGTCTGCTCAATTACGCGATGGCACTGGATAACCCGACATTGAACAAATTGAGTGAAGAAACCCGGTTACAGATCATCCCTTACCTTGTGAATTTTGCCTTTGCTGATTATTCCAGGTCTGCGGCAAGTAAGGCTCGCTGTGAGCATTGTGCTGGTACTGGATTTCATAATGTATTGCGCGAAGTGGTGAAACACTCCAGAAGCGGGGAATCTGTTATCAAGGAAGAGTGGGTGAAGGAACTATGTCAGCATTGTCATGGTAAGGGAGAAGTCAGCACAGCGTGCAGAGGGTGTAAGGGTAAAGGTATTGTCCTGGATGAAAAAAGGACCCGGCTTCATGGCACGCCTGTTTATAAGATTTGTGGGCGTTGCAATGGAAACCGGTTTAGCCGTTTACCAACCACACTGGCGCGGCATCATGTCCAGAAGCTGGTACCAGACCTGACGGATTATCAGTGGTACAAAGGATATGCAGATGTCATTGATAAACTGGTTACAAAGTGCTGGCAGGAAGAAGCATATGCAGAGATACAATTGAGAAATGTGACAAGATAAATGGTTTTCGCCGAAGATGACGACATGATGCTTGCATTTTTCAAAAAATATGGATAAGATTTTCCCAACGATGGGCTTTGTATGTCTACCGTTGATAAGATTTAAGAACCCGCCACTGAGCGGGTTTTTTTGTGCCAGATGTCTCATGAAACTATGAAATGGATTGGTGCGTTAAACATTTTTTCTTATTATCTTTTAGATTTTGGAGAGATGGTTAACGTCTGTATTCCAGAAACTCGATGATTATTTA